TTTTCTATTTCCTTAATTTAAATTTTTAGGATATTCGGGGCTAAACTTTTTTTGAATAGCCCCACAGAATCCAAATCTGTTAATCCTTATTTATTCGGATTATTAAGCAGAAGCACTTTCTACTATAACAGTTGTACCAATGGCAACTGGAACATATCCAGATAAATGCCAATTAACACCGTCACAGATAAAAGTCATTCTTAGACCTTCAATAGCCTGAGAAACAGAACCGTCAATAGTTATTTTAGATAAACCATCAACATCATCAACTGTACTATTAGCTGCACCTGCAACAATATATCCGTAGATATCAGTTCCATTAGCACCTGTAGTCACAATGAAGTCAGCGTCATCATCACAATTTACTGTAAAACAGAAATCGTAATTAACACCAGCGACTGCATCTGAAGCTGTTGGTAATGTTAAAGTAACATTGTTGTCTACAGCAGACATATCAACTGCGAAAAGAGTTCCAGACTCTGAAGCTTTAAGCGTTCTTGCTAAAGCTGCAGAATTATCAATCTTCTGAAAAGCTTTTTCGCCAGTTTCAAAAGCACCACTATTTTTATTTATCTTATCAGTATACATATTATAACCTCCTAAAATTCTACGTTGTAGAGTGTGTGAGATTCAGGTAATGTAATTTCTAAGCCTGCTTCGGTTAGAATCATATCTTTTCTCAAGTCCTCATCAGCGTTTTGAATGTTAGACATTATTGCTGTATCACGATTAATACCATTTCCAACTAGTGGACGGTATGCAATTTGACTCATATCAATCATAGCCATAAAGTTAGAAGTCATACCTCTAAACAATGGCTCTTTGACTAAGTGCATTGTACCGTGAACAGTTTCAATTGTAAATACCTTATGACCAAATGCACCAGCTCTCTCTTCCATATTCATACGGTGAGGAGATTGGTTAGTAGTAGTAGCAGCACCACTTAATGCAGCATTAGCATTGTGTGATAAACTTGTACTTAAGAATGAATCTTTTCCAAGTTTGTTAAAGTAACTAATTACAGGAAGACCTGCAAGTACTAGTTTCTCGCTTGCACCACCACGTGCTGGATCAAAAATTACTTCCATATCAGAAAGCAATCTATCGTAAGTTAATTCGGAATCAGCAACACTTCTAAAATAAGGTTGTCCAGATGTATAAGAAAGATCAGCATCACCAATCTGTGCAACACCATTTTTTAGTATATGTCCAACCACACCCTCTGTGTATTGAATTGAACTTACTCTTGCTTTTTGACCGAATAATAAAGCTCTTTCAATGTCAACTTTATGCTCACGAAGTTTCATCGCCCAAATGCGTTCCCATTCGTTTGCATATCCGCGATAGCGTGTTGCAATCGCTGTGTTTGACATCTCACAAGCCGTTTTAAAGATCTGTGTATAGCCATAGTTATCTTCAATTTCACTAGACCAGGCATCTGGAGATGCTGAGCCTTCTTGAAATGAAGTACCAATTACTTGACATAGATCGTTATCTGCTAATGCATCTTCACCACTAATAGCACCACCTGAGTTAGTTAAAGAAGAAAAGTCAATAACTTTTCCTGTAAATGTAGTAGAAGAACTACCAACTACTGGAGCACTTTCAATTCTAACTAAAACCTGTGAATAACCTGCACTTGAATTTTTTCCAAGCGAAGCTACTGAAAATACCATACCTTTAATTAAAAAGCTAGGTGCGGTTCCACCTGAAGCACTACCACCAGTTGCGCTATCTGCGTCAACTGTAAATGAGTAAGAACTTCCAGCGGTTACTGTGCCAGGAGCTGATGCTAGTAAAAAGTCTCTTGTTTACCAGTCGATCTTTGAACGATTTTCTAAGAATCGGAATACAGGATCATCCGTTGGAACTTTTGCAACCTTTGAAAGATATACAAAAAACGGTGATTCCTCAGGTGCCAATTCGGCAACCCTATCCGAGAAATCGTATAATCGTCTACGGTCAGGAGCGGTTCCTATACCAGCACTAGTGGCAGCAGCTGTAATATCATAACTGGATTTTATTCCTTGTGTAACAGCCATTTGTTACCTCCTATTTGATTATATTAATTAGGGAATTCTCCCTGCTTGCCCTGCTTGCAAAATTCTATCCCAAGCTGAATCCTGTTCATTCTTTTGTGGTGGTTCGCCACCTTGAAGAATCCCAGCTGTTCTTGGAATACTTTGAGTTGCTTTAACTGCTTCCATATTTGGAGAAACGTTATCAGCTCCTTTATTATAATGCTTACGATAAACATCAATTAACAAATCAATTGGTAATTGATCTCTTGGCGTAGTAGCAAAATCTATAAAGTCATTAATATCCTTTTCATCTTTCATATCATAACTAGTTGCCAACTCGTTGCGTAAATTTTGCAACGCTACTTGACCTTGAAGATCAGACATATGTTTTCCAACTGCCTCATCTACCAAAGCCTTTTCTTGAGCCGTCCTCATTTTAAATGAAGCTGACTCTGGTTTGTAATAGGCTTCCCACGGGTCAAAAGATGATTCGTCGACTGTGTCGCTATCATCTGTTTCGCGTATAGTTTCTTGAGAACTTTTTCCTTCAAGCCTTTCTTTTATAGCCTCAACTACATCTGGTCTTGATTCAAGAACCTGTTGTAATTCAGACATTGGCTGAAGTTTTTCATAGTCACTTTGAAGTTTCTGATAATCAGAATTCTGTTTATCATACATAGATTGAAACTTCTTAGTTTCATTTTCCCAATCAGTAGCATAGTTAATTTCAGACTCGTCACCTTCTTTAGTTATTAAATTAGGTGCTCTTTTATTTCCTTCGTCAATTACGCCATCTTGAACACTTGGAATCTCTGAAGCCAATTCTACATCTGGCATTGAGACTTGCAAGCCTTCCCTTGTTGTTTTACCAACATTCTGTTCAACTACATCGCCTTGCACTTGATCTTCCATATAACCTCCTTTAGATCTCTTCTTTAATTCGAAACACCCTTAGATACTTCGAAGAAGCTTGACCTTTGATTATTGTTTATTCTGTGCGCTCCCCTTTTTAGAGGAACTCCCTTTATTCGCCTTTTGTATAGCTAACGCAGCTTCGGCACGAACATCTGCTTTATCAATCACCTTTTCTAGTTCTCCAAGCTTAACTCTTTCTTTATATTTCGCCTCAGAGCTAATCTCTTTTAGGTCGGTTTTGAATTTCTCTGTGATAACTTGCTTCTTAGCGTGGACAGCTTCTCTGTCAGCTGTTTGTAAATCACCACTGAGTTCTTTTATTTGACCCTCTAGTTGTTGTATGTATGACTGCATTTTAGACATCATACCTTTGCGTTGCAATACACCTTCTTTGTCATAGATCTCTGTTTTCTTTAAGACCTCGACATCGTCTACCAATCCCAACTTATACGCTTCAAGATACATATTATATTCCGCCATCTTATTTGAAGGTAAAGTTGAACCTGATATTATTCTAACATCGTGCTGACCTAATGATATATCATTATCAATTGTCTGCAGTTCGTTGGTTTTGTCATCATACAACCTATTGTTTACTGAAAATTCAGTAAGATCATTGTTTGGTTGCACGATTCTAAATGTTTTTTGATACTTATAATGTCCTTTAGCGTAATTGTAAATACATTTTCCAAGTTGATTAAGACTTCCTTCTATATCTTTTAACTTAGAACGTCCACGGCTTTCTCCCATTTCTGAAAGCATAGCTGTACCACGTACACTATCTGGAGCTTTTTCTTTAAATCCCTGCATAAGTTCTGGGATTCCAAAATTTAAATCTATATAATGCTCTACTCTATCTATTAAATGATAGAACTCACCAGCAAGTGGTTGAGGAGCAGGAAAATGTGGTTCACCAAATTCAGGATTGTACTCTAATACAGCATTAGGATTTGCCCAATCTCTTTCTAGGTCACCAACATTATCTACACTTCCTTCTGGTACAAGTAACTTAAGACCAGCAGAAGCTTGAGCGTGACTAAGCGTTAAAGAAAAAAGCTTATTAATAAGTCTTTGAGAGTCTTTAACTTTAGATACATCTGATTTTGGATATGGAGTGTTAGTCCAAATATTTGGGACTGGTATGATTGGGTATATATCAGTATTGAGGATTTGTTCGTATAGCAAATGCTGTCCCATTGAAGCAACCACTTTGACTCGTGTTTGCATAATCTCAACAGCTTCAACCAGTCCCGATTCTATTAGATGAGCATTCTCCGTAGAAACTATTTGAAAAGTTTCCAAGTCAACAACTTTTTCTTCACCACTCTGTTTATTGAAAAGTCTGTAATAAGGAACTTTTATTTTTTCAAATCTTTCTAGTATTCTATATCTTTCGTAAGACCCACTATCTTTATCTTTAACAACATCTGGTGTAAAAGACTCTGATGAATTTTTTCTTGAAGAAGATGGATAATCTTCCTCGTCAGTCATAGTTTCTATATCTTTAATAAATTCTTCTATCTGTGGGTAAAGAGATATAACTTGCTCTTTAGTTAATATAGTAGATAGTATTATAGCAGACGCATCACTGAAATATCTATTTCTAGCAGCTGGGTCTACATATACTCTAAAAGGATTTAGGTGGGTATACTTTACGTCACCTCTTCCAAAGTCTGCCTCTGGATCTGTATATACATAAAAATATCCAAGACCAGTTATTGCATAGTCGTGGACAACTTGCTTAAATTCCATATCTCCATCTGATATATCCCAACAGTACTCAAGTATAGTTTTCCATACTTGCGCAATCTTGTTATCAGAATCTTCTCTACCAACAGCAGAGAACTTTGGATTTCTTGAGGTGAGTAAAGACTTAAGCTTGTCAACAGCAGCGTAGACTCTATCTATAATAAAGTCACCCTGCCCAACAGCGTTTAACGCATCAGACTCTTCTGCAGTATAATGATTCCCTAGGACAAAATCAACAGCATCCCTAGCTTCATCATCCCAATCAGAGCGAGCATCGCGCCATCTTCTCCATAAGTCTTTATTCTTTTGCGCTTCATCTATTTGCGCAAAATCTTGTTCGTTTGTAATATTAAATCCCCCGAATATATAAATTAACCTATACTATATAATATAAGTCTAAAACATACGTTTGTCAAGTTTTTTTTTATTTATTTTAATATCTTTGTCCTGTCACCCAACTTCTTAGTATTTTCTTTCCCAAGAATTCTCTCTTCTCACTTACTTCTTCTTCGAAATTATCAGCATCAAACTTGCTACTTATTGGTGCTCTTGCATTTATAATAGAGTACCAAAGACCGTCAAGCAAGTCATCATTCTTTGCTTTTGGAAAATGAAACATTTCATCAACTAAATCACTATGATTCTTTTTTAAGAATAACTTCCCTCTATTAACAATAGGACACAGTAAAGACTCTAATCTATCTTCTTTCTTAATTCCAGATGGAGGTCTTACACCTCTTGCAATACCTGGAGCCATCTTTCTATCTTTTCCAGATAATTCATTTACAGCATCTTTTATTATACCTTGTGCTCCAACGTGTTCTACGTTTGCTCTTCGCATAGGTTGATACTCTTTTGCATACTGAAATATTTTACGTGGCATATCATACAATGGAATATGATCTCTGAATATATCTATTACATAAATATTTTTATCACTATCAATACCAGCAACGACAATAACCTGGTAGTCGTGCTGGGCTGAAGATTCATAAGCCAAATCAACACCCATATAAACATTAACTGGTATAGCATCTTCTTTTGTAACAATATACGCTTGATTGTTTCTAGCTTTAAATTCTCCATCGAAATAATTAATCTTATCTATTTTAAATTTTGCACTATCTAAATCACGAGCATCATTCATATACTCTTGAGCAAACTTATGAAGTTGCCCAACATACTCATAATCTTTTCTTATTCCAGCTATTTTTTCTTTTGAGAAATAAGACGGCCAGAGTGGTTTATCATTCTCTATTACTCTATGAAACACCATTTCCCAAGTATACTTTTCATTATTTTCTTGTGCTTGTAAGTAACCATCATATATTCCTTGCAAAGCAGAATCGTAATGCACAATAGTTCCTATAAGCCATATAGAACCTTCATTACCTTTTGATTCTTCAAGTGCTGGATAGACTGTAGACATAAGCCATTCTTTAATTTCCTTACGTCTTTCTGGAGTCTTAGTATTTAACTCAGATTCAAAGTCATCAAGAATAATTTTAGTATATCTTAGTCCAAGTTCTGATCTACCACGAAGTCTTTGGCTAGTACCCTTTGCTATAATTCTATCACCTTTAGCCGTAGTAATTTCTTTCTCAGTCCATTTGTTACCAGCCATATCACCAAAGTAATAATTTAAAGCTGGGTTAAACTCTATATGACTTTTAATATATTTTAAATGGTCTACAGCCTGACCTTGTTCTTCCGATACCCAAGCAGCAAATTCTTTTTTCCCTTTCGGGTTGAAACAAAGCCTATGTAATAAAGCAGCTTTAGCCATAGTAGATTTAGTATGACCACGAGGCAAAACAAGACAAAGTCTTCTTATAGTGTCATTTAAAAATAAATCACCAACCTCGTGATGAAACGGAGCTGGCTTTGATTTCATAAAGTCTTCTGGTAAGAACAGTTGTCCAAAGGCAACTAAATCTTTAGATACCATATTAAGAACACG